GAACAGTGAACCACCGAAGACACCAGCCACACCTAGCATGTGGAAGGGATGCATCAGGATGTTGTGTTCTGCTTGGAAGACAAGCATGTAGTTGAAAGTACCAGAGATACCAAGAGGCATTGCGTCAGAGAAAGAACCTTGACCGAAAGGATAGACCAGGAATACTGCAGATGCTGCTGCAACAGGTGCAGAGTAAGCAACACAGATCCAAGGACGCATACCTAGACGGTAGGAAAGTTCCCACTCACGACCCATGTATGCATAGATACCGATCAGGAAGTGGAATACAACTAGTTGGAAAGGTCCACCATTGTAAAGCCATTCATCAAGAGATGCGGCTTCCCAAATGGGGTAGAAGTGAAGACCAATTGCATTGGAAGAAGGAACAACAGCACCAGAAATGATGTTGTTACCGTAGAGAAGTGAACCAGCAACGGGTTCGCGGATGCCATCGATGTCTACAGGAGGAGCAGCGATGAACGCAACGATGAAGCAGATGGTCGCTGCCAACAGAGTTGGGATCATCAGCACACCGAACCAACCGACGTACAGACGGTTGTTAGTTGAGGTAACCCACTCGCAGAAAGATTCCCAAGTGGATTGCGTCTGTTGACGCGAGATAACAGATTGAGCCATTGTTTTGAAAAAGGGTAAAGAAGATCGCTAGGGATGCGACAGTTATAGTATTCCAACACCACCCTCCAGTGTTGGTATGAGAGACGTAATTTATACACCCTATAGGTCTCGGTTTGCGGAGTGTAATCAGTCGTTACATTTCGTAACTTGATGATGTATTTATATTATCATATCCTCACATGCCTGTCAACCCTTTTTTTAGATAAATACTTGTGCTCGATCAGAATGTCTATCAAATGAAAAAACTTTTCCCTCTTATGATGCTTCTGATGACCGCTGGAGCTGCACAAGCAGGCGGAATTGTTACCAAGCACGCATCTAGTGTTCAATTAACTGTTGACGCTGCTCAATCAACTGCTACAAGAATTGGACATTCAATGTCAATCTCTGGCACTGGTGTCAATACGACAGATGGCACCACTGCGGGAACCGTAGGTAATGCAGTTGGTATGACCAGTGGTTTGAGTGGTAGTTTGAGTGCTGCTACATCCACTATCACAGCAACACAGGCAACAGATGGTGATGCTTTCTCCTTCTCTGCCACATACAATCAAGGTGATGCTGTTCCTTCTGCTGCTGTAACAACGGGAGATACACCAAACTTCTCAAACATTACTTCTTACACAGCAGGAACTGCTGGATCACTAGCAGGTACGATTGATAATGCTCATACCATGAGTGTTACTGCTGGTGGTGCTGGTACTAATGCAATAGGACAATTCGTTACGGAAATCACTGTTATCGACTGAGGTTAAATAGTCATGAAGAGATTACTTTTCGTGGCATTACTACTGGGATCTCCAGCAATGGCAGTCCCAGTAGTACCTAACTTCACTCAAGGAAGTATGACCAGCCACACGGAAACTACACAAAAAATAACTGAGACCATCAACTCGATGGACTACAACACAGGATATCAGTATTCATCCACAGGAAGTGGAGTTGAACCAGTTGGCGGAACCTTAAACCCCACGACAGGTTCTTCCAGTGTAAATATTAACGGAGTGAATTCGACATGGACAGGGGTTACAGCGACACCAACATTCAAACAAACAACACCTGGAGCAGCGTTTCAGTTTACAGAAACTTACTCAGGTCCAGGTTTAAGCAACCACACAATTATAAACAGAACAACCGAGGTAACAAGCGTAACTGATACGACCTCAATTTTTAGTCAATGATTTTAATGCCTCATAGAGCATTCCAATTTCCTCTATGGTGGCATTATTTTTTATACGATTAGCACGAGCAGAAATAATCCAAACATTATCTCTGGTATATCCTTTCGTGCTATCAATTCTATCAACAGAGGGGGAACAATCTTGATGACTATGACTTCCTGGTTGTAATTTTATTCCAAGCACAGGGCAGTATTCTGGAATAACAATATCTTTTAGTTCCAAACTACATTCATCACCTCTTCTTTTGGCATTACGACGAGCATAATTTAGCAATCTTGTCTCATTCTTTTTAGTTGGATTTGCTCTTGGGTGTGTGTAACCAGCTGCCCTCCTACATCCGCAACTGACTACTGGTTTCCTACCCCTAAATAAATCAGAACTAATAAGTTTTTCTTTATTACATTCGGAACATTTACACCAATAAGTTCCTCTTTTATTTTTCTTGGTTGCCTCTTCATCCTTACGAAGAACAAGAAGAGCACCAAATATTTGTCCAGATAAATCTACAACTTTCATTATTGTGATAAAATTATGTCTTTACTAAAACTATTTATACACAATAAAGGTTACAAGTATCTTCTCCCAGTAATTCTAAGTGCCCTATTCCCATCTACCTCTCTGGCAGAAACTGTTGGTGGGGTCTCTGCTACCGCTGCTCCTGTTGCTAACTCTAGTGGTAGCGTCACGAATCAGGCCATCCAAGTTCTCCAGGGTCCATATATTACGAACACATATGGGGCGGGAATCCAGTGTCAGGGTGCAACAAGAAACTTTACTCCGTATGTAACAGGAACTGCATCTGCAGCAAAACCATATGAACCATACTATTGGGACCCCGTATATGATGTGAGTGATTTAAATGACGACGGTTTGATTGATAATCCTGGGGACATCCTATTCCGCAAAAAAACTAGAACAGGACAAAAAGATAACTACAGTCTCGGCATAGGTTTCTCTATCACATGGTCAGAACCACTTGATAAAGAAGCACAAGCACAATGCAAAAAAGCAGCTGCTGCTAACATCGCACTGATGGAGCAACAAGCTGCTAATAAAAGATTAGATTTCGAAATCGCTAGACTGAAAAACTGTGGTTCTTTAATGAAGGAAGGAATCTCCTTTCATCCCAAGAGTCCAATGTATAAAATCTGTGCGGATGTCGTGGTCAATAATGTGAATACTGTTATGCCTCATAGACATGTAATCACACCGCCAACTAGTAACGAGGCGGAAAAGAATCCTTAGACGGACATTCAGCAGATGGAAGTGGTTGATGTTGTGCTGATGGTGCAGGAGGTTCAAACTTTCTAAGTTCAAAAGAACCGTCTCCAAGGTCAATCCATTCTAAATCATCACCTTCCTTCCATCCAGTTTTTTCCAACATCTCTGGAGTAAAAGTGATAATATAATCCTCCTCACCAGTGTCTCCATTGAAGACAGTCTCAACAGGAAGTGTCCAACTCATTTTTTAACTACCCTACGCAATGCCATTATAGCATGATTTCTATCTCTTTGCTCAAGTCTGCGTTCGGATATTGATAATACTTTAACTTTTTTGCCTCTAATTGAGGCAATCTTTTTCATAACCTTCTTGATAGTTGGTTTTACAACCTTTAGTAAAATATCTGCTAAGGGTTTTGCTAACAATGCTGACGTAGTTGCGATTACAGCGACTCCACCAACCTGAACAACCTGACCACCACTAGGCAGTCCTGCTACTATCTGTTGAGGTAGTGGGACTGCTTCTGTTATTTGGACACAAGTATTATCAATTAGTTCATACCTAACAACCTTCTTCCTAAAACCCTCCAGCATTGTACCAACAGGTTCTTGTGCCTGTTGTACTTTAGTAGGACACTCTATTTTTGCTGTAGCAGCAGGTGTGCTAGGCACCTCTGGGGTCTCTGGGACAGGAGGTGTTTCTGGTGACGGGACCGCAGGGACTTCCGCAGGTCTCGTTATGACTAGTTGGTCAGGTTCATACTGTATAGGAGCATAACTAGGGACACCAGCATCACAATAAGTCTTTACTCCCTTAGGGTCATCCTCAGAGAGTATTCCACTTCGTTCTCTATTGGAGTTTTGTTCGTGTGCCTCTACACAACCAGGCATATCAACAACAGGCACACCAATATTTACCGTCACAGGTGGAGATACAAAGATACCAGATGCTGGAGCACTCCAGTCTGGTATCTTTTGGATATCAATTTGACTAATACTTTCAACACCAATACCGACAGTATCTATGGATATAACTTCAATTTGATTCATTTATCAAAAACCAGGAATGCCTTCGGGGACAACTCCACCAGTGGTTGATGGTAGTTCTGGCATAGCATTATCTAACATGCCTGGTAGAGCACCAGTTACTGCTTCGACTGCTGCTTTAGTAACAGCCTCTGTGATTCTAGATCTTGCACCCTCAATGAGTGCATCCCTTTGAGTGTAGACATATACGCCTCCACCAACAATACTGGCAGTTCCAAGGAATGATAAGACTGCTAATGCGTTAATTACTTTTTGCATGGTGACCTCAGAGTTTGTAGGTTTCTTCAGACTTAGGAGATACTTGTGTTAATTGTATAGGTGCCTGTTCAATTCTAATTGTTTGACCAGGAGCAGTTTGTGCTGCCTTTTCAATTAGTCTCTCCATCTGTTCTTTAGTGATACCACCACCATTGCCACCGCCTTCTTTTCCTTTCGCTGCCTGGACACCGAAAGTAGCTAAAACCCCAGTGAATACGGATGCTATGAAAGTTGGATCGAGCTTTTGTTCTGGGATTCCCAGAGCAGGTGGTAGTTTAATATACGCCAAAGTTAAAATGCCACCAGACCATACTAAGATTCCAAGACGTACAAATGTTGATAGGATTGCAAGTTGCTCTTCCTTATCATCTGCTGCTTCTTTCAGCTTACCAAGGATACCTTTCTTTTTAGGTTCTTCCTTCTTTATCTCTTCGGGCATTTGGGTGATGAGTGGGGCATAACTATGTATAAAAAAAGGGGACCTTTTTAGGTCCCCTGTCCTTGATATACTGGTTGCATCATCCCGCCACCAAAGTCATCGTCATCATCAATGTTACTATCTGTAAGCACTGCCATCAATAGGAATGCCCCCAACAATGTCATTGATAAGACTAACATATCACCAAACACCAGGGATTACCTGTCCTGTAACAGCATAAGATCCCATTGCAGCAACAATACCGATCATTGCTGCCCAACCGTTGATGCGTTCTGCTCTTTCGTTCATTGTTTTTGCTCCTTAGTTTTGTTGTAAATGATTACTTCTTTACCATCGTGAGTAAAGATTAATTCGTCGTCGTGGTCCCAACACAGTTCTTCGTAGAGTGCGTTGAGTTTCTCCATGTCCTCCCACAAGGCATTTGGATTTGTCATCAATACAGTTCCTCTTCTTTCTCAGTTTCAATAACACAGTCGCTAGTGGGGTATGCGACACAAGTCAAAAGAAATCCTGCATCGATTTGATCATCATCAAGGAAGGACTGATCACTTTGGTCAACTGTACCAGATACGATTTTTCCAGCACAGGATGAGCAAGCACCAGCACGGCAGGAATAGTTCATATCAACTCCCTGCTCCTCTGCTGCGTCCAGGATGTACTGATCGTCTTCACAGGTGATAACTTTTTCACCTTCAGAGGTGCGGAGGGTAATGTTAAATGCCATTGATTTTAATAAGTTTCAGATAATTGTTCTACAGAGTATGCCAACAAAACAAAGAAGGCAACACTCGTTATTGTAAATAAAACTTGAGTCATTGTCAAGTCTCAGATAAGACCAAAGAAGAAGTTGCCAGTGATAGCGTAGGACAGGAATCCTGCAACGATACCCATCATAGCAAAGCGACCGTTCATTTTTTCGGCACGTTCTGCATGTGTCTCATAACCATAACGCTCAGCGTCAGACTTAGAGACATACATTTGTGGTTCTTTTGCAAAGAGATTCTGCTGACCACGCTCATTCGTTGTTACAGTCATTTACCTATTGTTGTAAATCTTTACATAGTATATAGTAAAAAGGGCACCCTGTCAAGAGTGCCCTGTAATGGATTATACTTTTTTAAAACAAACTGAGTTATATCGGTTACCCAATACAGTTAGTTTGGTATGTTGTGAGCGTATTTCTACATCCTCTACAACATATTCCTTCCCAAGAGATAAGATACCAGTAGGGTCATCATTGTTGCCCCACCTAATCTGCTCTTTACTACATCCAATATAAACTACAGTATCTCCAGATTTAATCATTCCTTAGACCTCCATTCTTTACGCATACGCTGATAGTCAGGATCGTATGCTGCTTTGTCTCTTACCTCTTTGAATATTTTTGCAGATCTTGCTTTGACATTCGTGAGGCAATCTTTCTCACAGGGAGATACACTCCCATCTTTTGCATATTTGCGTCCCGAAGAGTGATTGGCGTACCGTCTGGCACGAGTGAATCCCATCTCAAGGAATTTCCGTGCCATGTCCATTCCAATGAAATCATCCCTGCGTTTATACTCACAGAACATTTCGTATATTTTATGAGAAGATTTAAGAGACGCTGCCTCATCTACGAACCTCCAATGACTACATATGTAGTCAGTGTAAGGGCGTACCAATAGCACTCCTTGCTCTCCCCTTCCAATACGATAAAGTTTGCGAGTCTCTGTATCTGTGAAGTCAAGAGACTTATAATCAAGTCCATAATCAAACTCTTTCATTGTAGGCGATAACGATAGTCTCTCAGTTTTTGAATGAGTCGTAGATGATCTACAACACCTGGTGCAATCTGTTCTCTTGCTCTTGCCACGTCGTGTGCCGACATTGTTTCAAGTGCCTTGAGAATGTGATCAATCTCTTGTAGGGATAAGTTCATTTTTGTGGGGAAGGGGTTGGTTCGGTAACTCTACCGAGATACGGATCATAGTCCATCAGGTCACTAGATGTCAAGCTAGCACCAGACTGCTGCCACCAGTTCCAAAGTGCCTCGTGATTACGTTTATGGATGAGGTCAACGTGATCCTGGTGAATGGCAGATGGGAACTCAACCTTATACATCAACAAAGGAATTGAAAAGGTGTTGCCAGAGTTATAGATTAAATCATCAGCAACTGCACGAGGTTTAACACCATTATCAAGTTTAAACTTATCTCCTCTACAATGTAACCGCACAAGTTTCTCTGCGTGATATCGATTGATAACATAGCAAGCAGTAGAGAAATCATTTACAAATCTCTTATGCAGTTTGATATGAATATCTCCAGTGCAAATAACTGACAACTGCACTACATCCCAGTCATATGGAAACTGTGCATACAACTCTGGCCAAGTAAAGTTCCAAAACTGTGCTGTGGAGAGATCGCAATCATCCTCCATCAAAATAGCATAGGGACTATCAGAGGTCTCCAGGTAGTGCTTGAGTGCCTTGAGATGAGACGTAGTGCATCCAACCTCCCCAGAGGACATTAGGGGGGGATACTTACCCTTAAGGATATCACTCAGATCATCCTCTCTACCATCACAAGCAGAGATACGCTCATAGTTATCAATACCCCAATACTTAAATTGGTTCTCCATCCACTCCCATCTGTCTGTTGCATCATCCAAGTTGATACAATACAGAGGTCCAAAGTTGTTTAACTTATAAGAGGACTTGTTCTTTTCTGTAAAGTCAATCATCGGTTTATCAGGGTTTGAATGTTTGGTAGGTAATATTTTTGTAGAATGTTTTCCCAGGAGAACTGCTTAGCATATTCTCTAATGTCCAGTCTATACTTAAGAGACATTAATCTATTTTGATTAATTACGGTTGTGACATAATCAATATCCTCAATCTTTTCCTCTGGAATGACATCAATAAAGGGTAAAGATGTATCAAGGTTTGCTGCACCCCATTGAGATACAACAACACCAAGTCCAGCAGCAAATGCTTCCATACAAACTAATGGATGTGCTTCTCCATCAGACAGCAATACAAGGTTTGCATACTCAGTCAAATGACCATACAAAACTTCCTTAGACCACTCACCAAGATAGTTCTTCTCAGTATCAAATCGTGGATCCGCAATGTTACCAGCATACCAAAGATTGTCAATACTTTGGAATAGATACTGACGCTTACGAGAGTCAACCTTTGCCAGGTAGATACTTCGATCATCACACACAGGAGTGGTTGTAAATCTGAAGTTATTAATAGCAACTCCATTTGGATTTAAAAAGAGTCGGTCTCTTGGAATACCTGCAAGATTGTGATAGACATCATTGATTCCCTCGGACAAACCAAACACGTTGGGTTTGATCCTCCAAAACTCATTAAACACTCTTTGCCTGTATCCACCCATCATCTCAGGTCTTTCTAGATATGCAAAGTGTGTTGTAACAGCACAGGGATACTGAATGAAGTCATACAGAGGAACCCAATCATCATAGTTAATATGAACAAAATCAGGACGGTAATCATTTACCTTCCTGATAATTTGATTTGGATCACCCTCATTGATAATCAGAACACTGTGTCCCAGTTTATCAAGTGTAAGTTTATAATCCCAGATTAAAGACTCAACAGCACCCCATCCCTTGGGAGGGATTGGAGTGTTGGGACCAATGATAACAATCCTCATTGCAAAATCTTCTCAATGTTTTGTACATACTTATCGATAAGTTTAGTTAGAGAGAATGTCTCCATACCATACTCACGAATCTCTTTACGATGAGCAGCAGAGTATTGACGGTTCTCTTCGACTGCCTGAGTCACATACTCAATGTCCTTGAGTTTATCATCTGGGATCACAGTAACAAATGATTTGTCAGTATCAACCTCACTAGCACTATGCCTTGAGATTACAACACCGAGACCATTGACTAGTGCCTCTTTGATCGCAAGAGAGGTTCCGTTTTCACCATCGCTCAACAATACCATATTAGCATATTTTGTCAAATCACGACAGAGGTCCTCTCTACCCCACTCTCCTTTATAGTTGTGTCTACGAGCATCAAATCCTGTACCAGACTCATACTTACCAACAAAATCAATACTATCAATATCCTGATAGATGTCTTGCTTCTTTCGTGGTGAGATTTTACCAAGATAGATTGACTTGTCTGGATACTCACACTCCTCATTGTAAGTAAACTCAGGGTCATTTGTACCCTCCATCAACCAGAAGAGTCTATCCTCACCCCAACCATTCTTTTTGTAGAACTCAACGTCCTTAGGAGAGACAGCAAAGTTATAATACTTCTCTTTATTGTTCTCCATCCATTCAGCAACTCTCCAATAACCATCCTTCTTATGCCAATCAGGTTGGTCGATATATGGATAGTGACTACTAAACAGGATAGGACACTTTACCTTACCATAGAGAAAGTCTACAACAGGATAGAACACATCATAGTGAATGTGGATCACATCAAAGTCACCCTCAAGGCAATTCTTTGCAATCTCATTCATATCTGGAGTGTTAATAATCTCACCAGTATGTCCTTTCTCTCCGAGGATGCAAGCACGATCCCACATCTGTCTCTCAAGTGCTCCCCATCCATCAGGTGGGATTGGCATAATGCCTGGTCCAACTAAACAAATTTTCATTCTTCCTCCATGTAACAAACTTCTTTGAGTTTCTTCAAGAATAACTCATCATCACTAGTGGATTTGCCATGGAAATATGGCATACCATAAAACTCTTCGATGTCATTGTGGAAAGCAAAGACTGGTTTAAACTCCTCGTCTTGAGGGTTCTTACCATAAAACTTATCTGTGTAGATAA